GACGAAATGATTGACAGTGGTATGGACGCCAATGGTGTTGATAACAGTTTGGGTATTCTTAAAAAGATGGCTAGAGAAAATCGGAAGAATATCTTCTTGATCAGCCACCGAGATGAACTGGTCGGGCGTGTAAATAACATACTACAAGTAGTAAAAGAGAATGGCTTTACAACATTCAATACAGATGTAGAAATGGTAGAAGCATGATGACAATAGAATCAAAAGCACTGGCAGCTATTAAAAAAGCCTGCGAAAAAACAGACGACGAAATTATTAATGCCGAATCATGGACCGAATTAAATTTCGATAGCTTGCAGACTGTGGAATTAATCATGCAAATGGAAGATCTATTTGACATTACCATAGATGATGAAGATGCAGAAAAATTAAAAAATTACAACGATTTAATAGCTTTTATAAAAGGAAAAATAGAATGACAGAAGAAATCACAACTCCGGTAAATACACAAGAAGAACTTGTTCGACAATTTCAATTGTATATCGAAGAAAACGAAAAGTTCACGACTAAGAAAGTTAAAGCAGCCGCTGGTCGTGCTCGTAAGGCATTGCAAGAAGTTTCCAAACTTGTCAAGCAACGTCGTAAAGAAATCACTGAAGAGAAAGCGGCGTTGTCAGTTAAATAAAAACTGATGACATGGCTTTACCAAGGTGCTTTAATAGAAGAACTTCCTGAGGACTGTGTTGGTTTTGTTTATCTCATTACCAACACAGTCACAGGCCGCAAATACATAGGCAAAAAATTGGCAAAGTTTGCAAAGACAAATTATAAAGTTGTCAAGCAAAAAAATGGCATTAAAAAGAAAAAGAAGATTCGTTCAAAGGTCGATAGTGACTGGAGAGATTACTACGGGAGTAGTGATGAATTATCTAAAGACGTTACCACACTAGGCAAAGAAAATTTCACTCGTGAAGTTTTACACTACTGCACATCCAAGGCTCATACTTCATACTTAGAAGCAAAAGAACAATTCGATAGAAAAGTTCTTGAAACAACAGATTACTACAATGGCCAAATATCCGTTCGCGTCCACGGATCACATATCATAAACAGAATTTAAATCGGCAACAGCCCAAAGACACTACTGATAATGCCTGTACCGGCAAGTTAAACAAGGTACCCAATAACTGGACTCCGTGTCGCAGGGAAGGAACTTCTGAGCAGTAGCAGAGACATGATTGCCACTATCCTTAACAGGACGCAACACTGGGTTTGAAACGTGTTGGCAAATGTATTGTATGACCAAAAAGAGTAGGCTCTGCTGAGTCATTGCAACCTACATGAATCAATGTGTTTATCTATTGGCTATTTGATTTTGCGTTATATAGAAGAGCTACATAAAAAGGTACAGCGTAACCGCCTTTACTAGAGATAGTTGTAGTAGTAGATTACGATAATGGGCCTCCGACAGGATTTTTCCAATTTTTACTTTTCGTCCTTAACAGGGCGAAGTACGACTGCAAAACCTTGACAAGTATATATAAGAAGAACAATTGATAACAATGAACTACGTTAATAAAAAGAATTCTAAGATTTGTGTTTTACTGTAAGTAAAAGGTAAATCTTGTTGTTCTACGAACAACTTAAATTAATTCTTGTGTTAATGTATCTTTAGGTTTAATGCCTCGATCTAGGCTTATTTTATCTTTGAGTATTTTAAGGAATATCTTCTTCTCATCAAATGTAATATTCCATAGGTCGTTATAACTCTGCCCTGAGTATATAGCCAATGTTGCAATATCTTCTATTATGGCTTTTGATTCCTTGTCTAAAGAGTTTAAGAACTTTAGAATGTCTGGCCCAGACTTCAGGGATAAAAGCCTTATGCGAAAAAAGTTGTTGGATTAAGATCTAGGCTAGATTTAAATTCAGTGTTGCAATTTTTACAACTCACACTAAATTCTTTATCCACACCCATTGTACTGGTTGTCATTATGGATAATTCAATTTTTGAAAAATCATTTTTGCTGAGATCGTTGATCCAGTCTTTGATGTTTGCATTATCAGTTACAGCTAGTCCGTCTGGTAATAACACAGTGTCTATACAGCTACTGACAATTTCTATGTTTTTTTCAGTTAAAATTTGATAACTTCGTTGCATTAGATTTACTTTAGTTGCTTCGTCTGCATTATTTTGTTCTGCAAGTTGTATATTTCTAATCTGTTCAAACTGCACCCAATTTAAGTTTAATAAATTTTGCACAGTAACTGGTTTGATAAAAATTTTAATTCCATTATCTAATTCAACAGGCTCTAAATTTTCAACAGTTTTTATACTGCTGATAATTTGATTCAAATTTATACTTACGTCATTGGCAGTGTCGCAGGCCGTGCATTTACATGCTACATCTAAATTATCACCATACGTACAACGTTTGATACCAACTAACACAGCATCTAAGTCAATGGCCGGCATGGACATGGGATCAGTTATTGAAGGAACACAGCTATTAATCATTTGAGTTATTGCACTGCCGTTTAGTAAAGCATCTGCGTTTTTAAGCATTAGCTCATCTTTGGCGGTCAGTGGATAAATTGGGATCTCACCCATTTCGTTAAACTCTAAAGGTTTTTCTTTATAGAAATTGCCTTGGCTGGGCAACTTGATCCATATTCCAGGCTTTCTAAAATATTGTTTTAACGGGTTGATTTGATTTTCCATTTTTTCTCCAACTAAATAGTATATAAAGTAATTACTCTTTATTTATATACATATTTAATGGCAGATTCAATTAAAGTCTACGGAACAATAAATCAAGCGACCTCTGGCTTCGAGTTCTCTCTTGACGGCATGGCTAGTTACAGCCAAATGAAGAAGTTACTGGCAGTAACTGAATCTATGGCTAAAAAAATGGGAGCAGATGCCACTGGTCCTAGTAAAGAAGAAAAAGAAGAAGTAGAGTTACTTAAAGATAAAAACAAGCAAACTCAGCAGTCTATTGATCTTGAAGAAGAACAACAAAAAAGATCCAATGAACTTGATAAAAAGTTTAGAGATTTAAGCAGAACTTCATCCTTTCTTCAAGGTAATTTAAGTGCCGCTGGCACAGGATACACAACAGGTTTAACATTATTAACCACAGGAGTTGGTTCATTATTAGGTGCATTAAGTGGGTATGCTGACCAATTACAGCTAGGTTTACAGCGTGGCATCAGTGGCGGAGTAATGGACTTTGCTATTGCTGCCAAAACAGGCGGTGTTAGTATGGCGTCATTTTCCAAAGCATTGGAAGAAAGTGGCGGAGCCTTTGCCAGTCTCGGTGACGGAGCAACTAATGGTGCTAAGAATTTTGGTAACTTGATAGGTAGTGTTAGAACAGCCACAGCAAGTGTAGGCAACTTAGGATTAAGCAATGATCAACTGGCATTGCTTACGGCACAGCAGGTCAAGGTTGCTGTTTCACAGGGTTTTAAAGGCACTGCTGCTCAAAATGTCGTAATTAATAACACTCGCGCATTGGCTAAAGAATTAGATATACTGGCAAATCAAACAGGTAAGAGTGTTTTAGAAATGACTCAGGCTGCGATAAAATTAGCACAAGATCCATTGGTAAGTAGCTTTGTTAGAGATATTAAAGTAGGCGGAGCAGGCGCTGCCAAAGCATTGAATTCATATGCCGCAAACTTTAGTGCGCTATTTGGCAAAGAAGGCGATAAACTAGCACGTGATACTATTGGTCCTGCACTGTCCGGACTGCCAATGATTGTTAATGACACTGGTAAAAACCTAGCATTAGCCAGTCAAAGCACATACAATGAAATAGATAGGCTGGCACAAAAAGCTCGCAGTGGCGAAGCAATGACCGATGAAGATAGAAAACGTTTATCTGAAACAATTAAAAAAGAAGTTGCACAGCGTGGCCAAGAACTTCGATACATGTCTGAACTAGGTGGACCAATGGGCGAAAGTGCCAAACAGTTTCTGTCATTGGCGCAGGAAGTTGAAAACTATAATAGTGCCGCAGGCGAGCAACGTAGAAAAGAAGACAAAGCCGCACAAGAGTTTAATACTGCAATGAATCAGTTTAAAGCAAATGTACAAGCACTTGCAATACCATTTTTAAATTTAATTAATGGCATTGACTGGACAGTTTTCATTAACACTATCAGTGCATTTGCTTCGGGATTAGGCTTTGTATTACATTTACTTGATCCGATTGGTAAATTTTTAGGCATGGGTCCTGGCGGATTAATAGGTGCAATATTAGGCCTAGTAGCAGTTATAGCCATAGGAAAGACTGGCTATGGATTATTGAATAAATCAGTGACATCTATGGCAGCTACCTTTACAGAATCGGCTGCAAAAATTAAATTAGCTGCCGATCAGTTACGTAATTTAACAGGGGGTAAAAATCCAGTAAATTACAAACAAGGCGGCCCTGGAGGATTTACTGGCCCTACAACAATTGAAAACGCAACAGGAAAAATTGGCAAAGGCATGGCCCGAGCAGGTGTAGCTGGAGGTATTGGCGGTATGATGGGCGGCGGCTTGGGTCAAATGGGCGGCGAATATGCTACAGAGAAATTGGGTCAAGAAAAAAACTCAGGTGGTGCAATTGGTGGAACAACAGGTGCATTAGCCGGAGGCATTGCAGGCGCGGCAATTGCTGGAGGATTAACAGTTGGCACAGCCGGTCTAGGCGCATTTGTTGCACCTGCAATTATCACTGGCATGTCAGCACTGGGAGGTTTCCTGGGTAACGTTGTCGGTAATACAATTGGTGATTGGATGAGTGATGATTCGTCTAGCCTAGCCGAAACAGACATGGCAGCAGTGGATCAAAGTAATCAATATCAGCAGGCCAGTTTGAAACAAGGCCAGCAATTAAATGCCAAAATTGATGCGCTAAATGAAAATATGGGATATGGTAATAGTATAAATGCTAGGGGTGTAGCTGTAGCAGAAACAGGCAATAGACAAATAGCCAACTTACAATACGGCAATGCTTAATAAATACTACAACAGGATTAATAAACAATATGTCATGGCGTAAGCATTTTCAGATACCACAAACAGCAAACGAAGTAGCCAAATCACAGGCTGCTACAGGTAACCATCACGGCAGTAGTAGCAAGTTCAGCAGTTGGTTAAAAGACGTATACGCAGGCACACCAAATCGTGTTGAGCGTTATATGCAGTATGAAGTCATGGATCAGGACAGCGAAGTCAATGCCGCACTGGACACTGTAGCAGAATTCTGCACACAATTTGACTACGAAAGTAATATGCCTTTTAAAGTCGAACATTTTAATGAACCAACGGAAGCAGAAGTAAACGTATTAACCCGTAGTCTACGTCAGTGGAGTATGATCAATGACTGGAACAAGCGCATATGGCGAATGATGCGTAGTACAATCAAGTATGGCGATGGCTTTTTTATTCGTGATCCTGAAACATATGAATTGTTATATGTTGATGGTGCAGACGTTAGTAAAATTATTATTAATCAAAGCAAAGGCCGCGAAGTAGAACAATATATTATTAAAAATATTAGTATTAATATTGCTGACAAAGTAGCAACTAATCCATTAATTGCGGATCAAAACTATGGTCCAACACAGTTTAACAAAAGTGCGTTTACACAATTTGCCAGTGCCAATACAGGCAGTAACAGCAATACAAATAATACAGAAACGGCAGTGGATGCCAGTCATGTACTGCATTTGAGCCTCAGCGAAGGCATGGATACTAACTATCCATTTGGCACAAGTATATTAGAATCAGTGTACAAAGTGTTTCAACAGAAAAGTTTATTAGAAGACAGTATCATTATCTATCGGGTACAACGTGCCCCGGAACGTAGAGTATTTTACATTGACGTGGGTAATATGCCAGCTAACATGGCCATGTCATTTGTAGAACGTGTTAAGAATGAAATACATCAACGTCGTATGCCAAGTCGCACCGGCGGCGGTACTAGCATCATGGATGCCAGCTATAACCCATTAAGCATGTTAGAAGACTACTTCTTTGCACAGACCGCCGAAGGTCGTGGTAGTAAAGTTGAAGTATTACCAGGTGGTGATAACCTGGGTCAAATCGATGACTTGAAATATTTTACCAACAAATTAATGCGGGCAATGCGTATTCCCAGTAGCTATATGCCCACAGGGCCAGATGATGGCACAGCCACATACAATGATGGCAGAGTAGGCACAGCTTTTATTCAAGAGTATCGCTTTAACAAATATTGCCAACGTTTACAGAATCTGATTATTAATCCTTTGGACAAAGAATTTAAAATGTTCTTGAAACACAAAGGTATTGAACTAGATTCCAGTACATTTAAATTAAGTTTCTTACCTCCACAGAGCTTTAGTGAGTATCGTGACATTGAAGTTAACAATGCAAGAGCCGCAGTATTCGGACAACTTGCAGAAGTACAATACATTAGCAGACGTTTTGCACTAAAGAAATATCTAGGCTTGACCGAAGAAGAAATTGTGGAAAACGAAGTAAAATGGTTGGAAGAAAATCCAGAAGCTGGAGAAGGACTGACACCTCCAGGTAATGCTGCCATGGCAGCTGGAGATTTAACTGGACTAGGAGTAACTCGTCCAACAGAAGATGACTTTGGACAAATAGATCAATTAGGACAAGAGGTTCAAGCTGAACCAGGAGCAGAAGCCGCAGGTCAAGTCAGTCCGTTAGGCGGAGCGCCAGCACCGACATTAGGCGGAGCACCTCCAGCACCAGGAGCAACTCGATGAAATTATTTGAAATAAAACACGAAGATGGCATTGTTGATCCATCTAAAAACGAACTCGAAACTAGTAAAAAAACAGATACTAGACGTCCTAGACTAACACTAGAACACTTGGGAAAACTACGAAAAATGCGTGAAATTCGTAAACTTGAAATAGAATCTAGAAAAGACCTTTTCAAGAAGATCTACGCAAGACCTCCAGCAATGGAATAAATCTACTATACTTACTCTGAGTTTCTTTTAGAAAACTGGGTTTTTAACTCTGTTTTAGTGCTATTCTTGTAATCTTTCTTAAATATATTACAGACTAAATTACTTTGGCCAAAAGGAGAAACACAATGTCTAAACATACATTAGAGCAGGTATTAGAAGCCCTTATCAACAAGGAAGATGATCGTGCAAGCGAATTGCTACATCAGTTTTTTGTTCAAAAAGGAAAGTCAATTTATGAAGAACTTAGTTCTTTTGACGAACAACTAGAAGAAGATGAAGAAGCAGATCTTGAAGAAGGTATTGGCGGTTCACCTGCCCATGACTTCGAAGAGGAAATCATTGCTGACGAATCTGATCTAGAAGACGAAAAATTATTCAGCGAAGCAGACGAAGAAGGTGAAGATCCTATGTCTGCTGAAGAGCCAACAGAGCCAGAAGCAACTGCTGACTTGGCCATGGGCGGCGACATGCCGGCTGAAGAGCCAGCACCAGAAGGCGAATTGCTACAAAAAGCAGACGACGCTATCGACGAATTAAAAGCAATCTTTGCTGAAATTATGGGCGCACAAGGTGGTGACATGCCAACTGATGAACCTGCAATGGATGACATGCCAGCTGAAGAGCCAACAAAAGAAAGCTTCCGTGCTTTCGGTGAAGCAGTTGCAATGAAAGCTGTTAGTGCTCCGACTCCAGGCGATAATGGTGCAAACACACGTAGCCCAGTGAGTTCTGGTAGTAAAATCAGTGCCAATGGCGCAAGCGCAGTTAAAGTTAACAGTGGTAATGTAGCTGGTGGTAAAGCTGATTCTGCTAAAGAAGACGACGCTGGCAATGTAAATAAAGTTGGCAATGCCAAAGCTCCTGCACTTAGAGGTGTTGCAGTTCCTAAAATGAACAGCGATACAGCTGCCAACAAAACTAGTCCTGTAGCGAAATAATAAGATGGCCTTACCATTAGTAGAAGCTCTTACATACGACCAAGCCGGTATCCGCACTCAACTTGTGGAAAACCAGAGTGGCGGCAAAGATCTCTACATGGAAGGCATTTTCATCCAAGGCGGTGTTAAAAATCAAAACCAAAGAGTTTACCCCGTAAATGAAATCGCTAAGGCATGTAGTAACATTGCTGAAAAAATTAAAAATGGTTATAGTGTGTTAGGCGAAGCCGATCACCCAGATGACCTGCAAGTTAACTTAGACCGTGTCAGTCACATGATTACAAACATGTACATGACTGAAAACAACGGTATAGGTAAGCTAAAAATTCTACCAACCCCAATGGGTAACATTGTAAAAACTCTTTTAGAGTCTGGTGTTAAACTTGGCGTGAGTAGCAGAGGATCAGGTAACGTCAACGAATCTGGTGGCGTTACTGATTTTGAAATTGTCACGGTAGACATCGTGGCACAACCTAGTGCTCCGGCAGCATATCCCAAAGCAATATATGAGCGTGTAATGCATGATCGTAGACGCGGCGCCTTAATGGACGTTGCAAGTGCAGTAAGACATGATGCCAAGGCACAGAGATACCTCCAGGAAGAGGTTCTTAGGTTCATCACCAACTTGAACAAGTAAGGGGAATAAGATGAGCACATTAAAAGAACTATTCGGCGCTGAGGTTTTATCTGAGGAAGTAACAAGCCAATTACAAGAAGCTTGGGACTCTAAAGTTAAACAACTACATGAAGAAGTGGAATCAAATCTACGTGAAGAATTTAGTCAGAGATATGAATCTGACAAAGGTCTAATCGTTGAAGCCGCTGACAAAATGATTACAGAAGCAATTCGTAGAGAAATCGCAGAATTTGCCACTGATAAGCGTGAAGTTGTTGAAGCAAAAGTTGCATACAAAAAGCAAATTCGTGAACATGCCCAAATGTTAAACAAGTTTGTCATGGAACAGATGGCT